CCCGATTAGCTAAGATAATTTGCTAATTCCCATGGCCAAAACGGCCAAACTAGTTATGGCTACAACCAAGTGCCATAACTAGGCCACTGCACCGCGACTTGGTTCTCAGCAAACCGGTAACCAGCCGGTTTGAAGATAGGTACCTGGCTCATATCACTATGATCACCAAGTACCAGTCGTGGATCTACGTTATCGCCATTCTTCTCAAGCATTGCTAATGCTTTGAGAAGACTGCCGTGGGTCGGTAGAGTATCCTCGCGACTTCTAGTCACGAAGCTACTATACCTCCATCCTGCGAATCCCTGCTTAGCTCGGCTTGGACAGACCTCATCAAAGTCACTAATGAGGCCCCCATCACCATAGCCATCAGGTATCTTCACATTCTGCCAGAAGGTAGGAAGTGAAGAAATAAGGCGATCATAAGACGCCTTATATCGCGAGTCCAATCCCCACAGAAGACGAGAATGTCTCCTGATGGAATTGGCGGCCCAATAGACACGAGAAATCGAGTCAATCGGCGCTCTAACGTAAAACGGAGTGACGTCCTCACCCAGAAAGTAGTGCTTACCGCACGACTCCCTGAACGGACCACTAGAGAAAGTTTTCTTCAAGTTCGTTGAGAACCCAAAGAAAGCTAGTACTTCCTCAAGTGGAACGCTAAGGTTAGACGGGACGATAATATCGTCACCGAATACCTTACAACGGACATCACCTGCACCTAGGAGTTCGATCACTGCCAAACTGAGACCAAAGAAGATCAAAGTCTCAAGCTCGAAAGTGAAACCGTTCCCCATTGATGCCACCTTCCGGAGCGTTACTAGCTCTCCAGAGGGAAGAAGGGACCTAGGGCTGCGACAATGCTCAATTGCCGTAACCCAGTCCGGTGGAACGAGTAACCGTACGACTTCCATGTGAATGGAGTCTGAGGCACTCGAGAGATCGATTGTCGCGAACAGACCAGTAACAGAGCCCTCACGGGCTAGCTGCTGATTCTGTTCTTGAGCATCTTTCTCAAGCAACTTCCACCGCCGAAGCCGCCGGCGTATCATGTTACCGATACCTTTCTGAACAAACATGTTCAAATCGGGCTCGATAGCAATCACGCGATCGGTCTTGGCATTCTTAGGTACAGTGGTCACACGGCTACCAACCACAACTTCAGGATCGAAAGACCATGAAGGAATAGCCGACCTCACGATCGGTATGATTGGTTCCATGTTGTAAGACAGGTGGGGTCTTTGCGCCCCATACTTGTACGCAGCATCGCCACGCACCCTCGGCAAACTTGTCGAGGCGCCCGAGGTGAACTCGAAAGAGTTGACACACTCGTTCCAATTGAAATTCCCTAATATCTTAGCAATTTTTCTACGGGCCGTATGTTCTACAGCTCGCATCGTGGTGGTAAGAGTGCCACAACGAATGCTAGGATTCTCAGAGAATGACAAGGAGCGAAGGCCAAACTCTACGTCAGCGAATTTGGAAAGGGCTACAAGCGTACGATCGATGCCTAGCTCCCAACTCGGGAACTTTGACATCAACTCGGCACACAGGTAGTCCCGGCCAAACGTATCTGCATTGGTATAATCCGTTGGTTGAACGGAAGCAGATACAATCGGTACGTAGTTGGAACTCGAAAGACATTCCAACAGGTATCGACTCAGCTGGCTGTCTGCCGCGGTATAGATATCCGCGGCAAGTTGGTTCGCCTGGCAAGCAGACTGTCTGTACAGGTCCTTCAAAGGAACTGCACGCCTTTTTCGCACTTTCATGGGTGAATACCTCATAGGAAGTGACGTTTGCAGGAACTTCGGAAATGTAACCGAAGAAGCAAGGCGCCGAGAGAATAACCTTAGTAAGCGTTATTCTGATTCTCGACGAGATCGATAAAGCTAGCATCGTTAAGAATTCCAACGAGTAGCTTCCGATGGTCCTTGCGTTCCTGCAGTGAAGCGTCGGCCGGGAGTACAAACTCCACGGTTGCGCCGTTCACATAGGCAATCGAAGGCCGCGTAACGCCGTTGATCACTTCATTAACCACAGTGGGTTTCTGAAACGACAACTTCGTACGGTAGACCTTCGAAGTCTGACCCGCCAACGGAGCGCGCTGAGTAATGGACAACGTCCAGTACCCCAGAGAAGACGTATTCGACTTCTCCAGCCAAGTTGCGGTGTCACCGTCAACCTTCGCAGGTGCGAAGGTATGATTGACGGGGGTTCCGGCTGCATCAGGTACAACAATCGTGGTAATTGCGGCCACGTCCGTACTCCTTTATTGGAGTTAGAGGGAATATCAGCGACGACCAACGACAATACGACTCATTAAGAGCGCAATGCCGTTGGCTACGTGCTGATTGCTAGCCTGACCGAACTTAGTGGTTAAGTAAGATAGGTCAGGAAACGGAGAGGACGAATACGTCGTCCGCGTAAAGACCATCGATCGACCTTTACCTGTAACGTAGGCACCGCCTGACGCTACAGGCCACCCGGATGTGGAACGAATCCCACCGCCGGAGTGGACGATCTTTCGAGTAGACTTTATGCTGCAGGACCCACCTCTAAGTGACCAACCAAGGTCAGCATCGAGGAGGTCAAGGTACGACCCAATCGGGGCGAACCAATCTGCAACAAAGCTCCAAGGCACAAGCTCCCACGCCACAGATAGGGGATTAGTAATCCCTAACTGGGACAAGGTCGACCACGGTGCATCTTGCCTGACATAGTCAAGCCTTACAAAACAGCGGCATTCATCTCGAATGCTTGCTTTGTAATCGTAGTAATCTGACACACATGAAAGTGTGACAGGTACACTCGAGGAGTCACGTGATGTGAAGCCGGACTTTACTGTTACCATCGTCCGACCGGCTTGCTTCTCCCGTTCATTCAGGTCCTTAATAGCACCATGAACATCCGAGAGAAGAGGTTTCCACCCGTACTGATACTCTAGCCACAGATTGAACGCACGTGCGTCCGAAATCACCTTTCGGGGACTTCGAGACCCACGAGTGCTCAGCCCAAGGGCATGAGTCAACTCACGGACAGAACCTCTCTTGGCGGCGACAACGGCCCTGGTCAACCTACCCAGCGTCTGGGTAACAAGTTGAGCAGTCTGGTGGCGTTCTCCAATTGCCACAGAATAGTTAACATTCTGCGCTTTGAGTTTCCTCAAAGCACCAGCCTCACATTTCGCTTGAATTCCAAGCGGAACAGGAGGGTTCGTGTCGACGTATGACTCGGCACTAGCTGGACCGGCATGGATACTTCTATCCTTGCCGCTACCGTTCCACTTCTCGTAATCAGCGAAAAGCGACGGCGCCGTACACCCGGAATCCATTACCTTACGGAAGTAAGGCTTTGGCGGGTGCCATCCCTTCCCAAAACGGGAACGGATGGCAAGCGGTCTTTCATCCTTAATGAGCGGTTGAACCTGCCCACTGGAGTTAGACCACAAAGAGTACGGTCCAAACTGACCTGTTGATGAATTATAGTTAGCCCGATAAACCAGGCTAGTATAAGGTATCTTCAGGCGCAGAGCCATAAGCTACTCGTCTTCTGGGGGGTGAATTCCACCCTTCCACCACGGGATTGTTTCCAGTCCAGTGGGTTCCTTATCAGCGGCCGGGTGAGGACCCGTACGCAGGAACTGAAGACGATTAAACTCGCCCTGAAACCATGGCGAGTGCAGAAGCTCGTTGACGAGATTATTCACCTCGCCCCTGAGCGTTTCGGTAGTCAAGAACTGACCACCTCTCTCGAGTCGCTCTGCAGCGACTCTAAGAAGCAACACTAGGATGGACTTTACTAGCTCACTCATATGGATTACTCCGTATTGTGTGACTAGAGGAGCCACGCCTAGCTACTCGCCCGCTACGGGCCCCACCGATTTAGGTAGAGCGTTCTAGGCCTATTTAGGCCAGGCTATCGAGTATAGCCAGATAGAGCGGACCTTCT